GGTTTTCACAGTATGGAAAAAAATTCCGGGGGCTTTATTACATCCATAGAGGTTGATACAGTAACTGGAGAATATCGTGCTATAATACCAGAGTGGATCATCAATGAAATGGGTTGGTATGAAGATACGAATCTAAATTGGAAGATTGATGATGACGATGTAATTATTACTGAAAGTGATGAATGAAGTTCAATTTAAAAAACATCAGGTTTTTCGAGAGACACCCGATGTTATTTTTTATGATATATCAGTAGAGAATAATAATGCGACAGATCTAGTTGAGCATACAGGCCCTGCAGTAAGTCCACCTGATGAGAATGGAGACAAACAATTTTACATTCATTACCATCAGGTTGACCATAACAGAGTTCTGTCCGGAGGTCGCACTTTTGAACTTGTAAATCCTGATTGGTCAGATCCCTATCACATTGTTCATTTGAATCGTGATTGTGGAGCACTTATTATACCGAAGGGAACATATCACCGTTCGACTTCAAGCATACATGGTTCGATTGTTATTAATCAAGCAGTTCGGGACAAAGACTTTGATCATAGTACAGAATTTGTTCCAGTGATTGCTCGACAGAATACACTATTGTATAGTATACTTAACGAATACAAACCCATTATTCATTACAAATACTTCAATAAGTAAAATGCAAACCTACCACATATACTTAAACGATAAATGTCTGTTTAAGAATTTAGATCAACATGAATTCGATGTGATATGGAATAAACTCTATACTTCTTACTGGAAAGAAGAGATTACATACTCTTGTATTACGGATAATACGAAAGATTATGTATCAACACTTGAAGAAAGTTCTTATTGACATCACCTAGATATTGATGTAAAATATAATTATGTAATGAATTAATTATGGCAAAAGGTTTTAAGGTCAAACCAAAGACTCCTGTTCAAAAAGAACCCGAATGGGATTATGAATTAGCAAAACAATTAATCAGAGGTAAAAAGATCGTCTTTTGTCTTCCCGGCAGAGGAGTTTCATATACCTATCTGAAAAACTTTGTACAGTTGTGTTTTGATATTGTACAAGCAGGTGGAGGAATACAGATATCTCAGGATTATTCTTCAATGGTAAATTTTGCCCGTTGTAAGTGTTTGGGTGCAAATGTTCTTCGAGGCCCGAATCAGTTACCTTGGGATGGTAAGTTGGAATATGATTGGCAATTATGGATTGATAGTGATATTGTTTTTGATACTGCAAAATTCTACCAGTTAGTTCTTAACTCAATACCTGCAGAAGCAATTACAAAGCAGGAAGTCACTGAGTATGTAAAGGATGCAGAAGGAAATGAAGTTAAAGATAAAGATGGAAACTCAATCACAAAGGTTGTTGGACATAATATTGTAGTTGATGACACAAAGGTTCGTCCAATCGTTTCTGGTTGGTATTGCACTGAAGATGGTCGTACCACATCGGTTGCTCACTGGTTGGATGAAGAGGACTTTTCCTCAAATGGTGGTGTCATGAATCACGAGACTCTCGATACCATACAGAAGAGAAAGAAACCATTTACTGTTGACTATGCAGGATTCGGTTGGTTACTCATCAAGAAAGGAGTCTTTGAAGACTTTGATGAGAGTGGTAAGAAGAAAATGCCTTATCCTTGGTTTGCTCCAAAGATGCAGGTCTTTGAGTCTGGTACAGTACAGGATATGTGTGGAGAAGATGTCTCTTTCTGTCTCGATGCCAAAGAGGCCGGTTATGAAATCTGGTGCGACCCTCGCATTCGTGTTGGTCATGAGAAGACAAGGATAATCTAATGATCATTACAATACTCTCGGCACTTCTGATTCTTGCAATTATTATATTTTTACTGAAATACTATGATCCGCATGCGTAGAACTAAGTACACGATACTGAAGAATGGTGAGGCAGTCTTCTCTGACTTGTCTCAAAGCGAATATTTTGACCGCATGCAGGACTTTGCGGTCGAATTTTATCTGACAGGGAAGAATAACCCTGATGAATTTACTACTGAAATGACAGAGGAGGAACTTGATTAATGGCAAAAACATTTAGCATGGGTGTAAATATCGAAAGTCACCCGAAAAAAACTCGACAAGGCAACGGAAAACACTCGAAATACGCGGCTACCTCGCGTAACTCGGCTCGTAAAAGACCAAGGGGGCAAGGAAAGTAAATGTCTTGCCTAATTGCGAATCTACCCTCCTATGAGGTTTGGGTACGAAAGGAATATTTAACCGACCATAAGAGTGGTCACGGTGAATTTGTAAAGGGAGTCTGGGTTTCTGCCAAGTCAATACCCGGTCGAGCATTCTATTTTGAGACATATTTACCAGAATATGCTGCAATGTTCGATAAATTACCGATTTCTGCGTTCACAAGTGATCCAGAGACACCAACACCGGACATGACACTACATAATTTACAGTTTTGGAACTGTATGGACTATGGTGTAGTGGCAGTTCAGAAGCAATTTATCGGTTCAATGCACTATGAAGTGCTTACAAGGGACTTTGGAACACAAACTGGTACATATATTTGTACTTTAGACAATTATCATCAGGATGTAGACGCAATTGACTACTCTACAAGTGAACAACCTGCAGAACATAAGTCTCATAACCTCTTAGAACTCGATAATGGACAGTTTTGTCTCTATCCAAACAACAGAATGAGGATATATGACAATAGTATCACTCCTGAGACACCTAAGAATCCTGATTTTAAGGTTTCAACCGTATATTATCAGGTGGAAAACGGCCATGACCGTGATGGATTGGGTTCAGAAGAGAATTATTTCTGGAAAACTGCGAAAGAACGCAAAAATGACCCCGAATTAGGATAAATATTATTTAAAAGAGGTACAAATGGTCGTAAAAGTTGATAAAAGTCAAGAATTTGTCAAAAGTGGCAAAATTTTAATAAGCGAATATCCAAAAATCCATGAAAACACAAAAATTATTCAAAATTTACAGAATAGTAACCAAAAAACCTAAAAAAATACTCTATCCTCCTGTTCGTAAATCCTACAACATACATACATTCGGATGAATACTGTGAAAAATGCCCATATGGGCACTCATTTACTTGTTGAAGTATATAATGTTCCCTTTGATAAGTTAAATGATGCAAAAAAGATTGAACAAGTATGTGTTGATGCTTGTAAAATTGAAGGTGTAAAGGTTCTAAATGCATATACACATCAATTTGACCCTTATGGAGTGACTTGTACCTTAACTTTAGGTGAAAGTCATCTTTCTTGTCATACATGGCCTGAAAAAGGGTGTGTTGCCTTTGATATTTTTACTTGTGGAGCAAAAAATCCACGATGTGTGGCATGGTGGGTGCTTGAATATTTCGATACTGATGACTATATAATGAAAGACTTCGCAAGATAGGTATAAATAATAAAAAAAGACTATAAATGGCGGTAACTCGCATATCTAGAGCGTTTAAAGACATAAATTTGTCATTTAAACCACATCCAGTTACAAAAGACATCACAACTTTGCGTAACGAAAACGCAATTAAGAGGTCTGTGCGTAATTTAGTGCAAACAATACCGACAGAAAGGTTTTTTAACTCAATTTTAGGTTCTCAAGTTCGTGATAGTCTCTTTGGATTTGTTGATTTTGGTACAGCATCCGTCATAGAGAGAGAAATTATCACGACTATTCAAAACTTTGAACCTAGAGTTGATAATTTACAAGTGAATGTTGAACCCAGACCAGATCAAAATGAGTTTGAGGTAAATGTATTATTTGATATTATAGGCCAAGAGTTTCCTACTCAAGACTTTACATTCATATTACAAGCAGCAAGATAATGCCTTTCGCCAAATTTTCCAATCTTGATTTTGATCAAATCAGGACACAAATTAAAGATTACCTAAGAGCAAACTCGAACTTTACGGATTTTGACTTTGAGGGATCAAACTTTTCAGTTTTAATTGATACACTTGCTTATAATACATATATTTCAGCATTTAACTCAAATTTAGTTGTCAATGAATCATTCTTAGACTCTGCAACACTTCGTGAGAATGTAGTTTCATTAGCTAGAAACATAGGATATGTACCAAGATCAAAAACAGCAGCGAGAGCATCAATTCTATTTCAAGTACAAACAACTTCATCTTCTCCAACCCTGACTTTACAACCCGGATTGGTTTGCACTGGAGCAGAAGATGACACCACTTTTGTTTTTTCAATATCTGAGAGTATAACCACAGTAGTTAATAATGGAATTGCACAATTTGGAACATCGGAAAGTCCTATTGATGTATTAGAGGGAACTTTTCTTACAAATCAATTTATTGTTGATGGATCTCTTAGTCAGAGATTTATTTTAGATAATGGATCTATTGATTCTTCTTCAATTGTTGTTTATGTTAAGGGTTCAGCAGATCCCGGTCTAGGAAAACAATATAAGTTAGTAGATAACATAGTAAATGTCACCTCATCTTCAGAAACATACCTTATTCAGGAAATTCAGGATGAAAGATATGAACTTTTATTCGGTGATGGTATTTTTGGTAAAAAACTTGAAAATGGAGCAGTCATTACTGTTCAGTATGTTGTAACAGGTGGAATCGAAGGTAATGGCCCATCTATATTTTCATATGCAGGTAGTTTAGAAGACTCACTAGGAAACATTGTTGTTCCAACAGTTGTGCCAACTATCACAACTATTTCTGCTGCCTCAAATGGCGGTGAAATAGAGTCTTTAGACTCAATTAAATACTTTGCACCTAGACTATATTCTGCACAGTACAGGGCGGTTACGGCTAGAGATTATGAGACAATAATTGCATCAATATATCCTAATACTGAGAGTGTTTCCGTCGTTGGTGGAGAAGAATTGACACCTCCAGAATTTGGAACAGTTTTCATTACAATAAAACCAAAAAATGGTGAATTTGTATCTGATTTTGATAAAGGGAATATTTTACAAAAACTTAAAAGTTATTCACTTACTGGAATCAATCAAAAACTTGTTGATCTTCAAGTTCTCTATGTTGAAGTAGATTCATTTGTTTACTATAACTCATCACAAGTTGCGAATGTAAATGATCTTCAATCAAAAATATCATCATCTCTTACTACATACGCTAAATCAGCAGACCTCAATAAATTTGGTGGCAGATTTAAGTACAGTAAGGTATTGAATGTAATTGATAATATTGATAATTCAATAACTTCTAATATAACTCGTGTAAAGATAAGAAGAAACTTAAATGCATTAATCAATCAGTTTGCTCAGTATGAACTATGTTTTGGAAATGAATTTAATGTAAAACCTGAAGGATTGAATATTAAAAGTACAGGATTTAGGATTCAGGGTGAATCTGAAACTGTTTTTATTACTGATACACCAAACGCAGATAAACTTACAGGTGTTATATCCATAGTTAAGAAAGATGAGGCTACTAATACTAATATTGTTGTGGTTAAATCAGCAGGAACTGTAGATTATGTCCACGGTGAAGTAAATTTAACAACCATTAATATAGTATCAACAGATAAACCTAATAATATTATTGAAGTACAAGCATTCCCAGAATCAAATGATGTTATTGGATTACAAGACCTATATCTGGAATTTAACATCCCGAATAGCACTATAAATATGGTTAAAGATACGATAACTTCTGGTGAACAAATTTCTGGTGTTGGATATAAAGTTACATCATCTTATGCAAATGGAGAACTAACAAGGACATAATATGATCGGAACTGGTATTGAAAAGCGAATACAAGTACAGCAAATAATAGAAAGTCAACTTCCTGAGTTTATTCTCTCAGAGAGTCCTAAAACAGTTGATTTTCTTAAACAGTACTACATCTCTCAAGAACACAGAGGTGGTGTAGTAGATATTGGTGATAATTTAGATCAATACATAAAATTAGATAATTTGACCCCAGAGGTCGTTGTAGGTGTAACCACATTAACATCTGGTATCACTTCAACATCAGATACAATTACAGTATCTACCACAAAGGGATTTCCGAACGAATATGGTCTACTAAAAGTAGATGAGGAGATAATTACATATACAGGAATTACAACTAATACATTTACAGGATGTGTAAGAGGTTTTAGTGGTATCACTTCATATAGAGATTCTAATAATCCGGGAGAACTAGTTTTTGCAACAAGCACTGCAGGTATTCACACCACAGGTGTAACTGTTAATAATTTAAGTGTCTTATTTTTACAGGAATTTTACAAAAAATTAAAATCATCATTAACACCCGGTCTTGAAAATTCATCTTTTGTATCTAACTTAGATGTAAGTAATTTCATCAAAGAATCAAAATCTTTATATCAATCAAAAGGAACTGCAGAATCATTTAGAATTTTATTTAATGTTTTATTTGGAGTAACTCCAAAAGTCGTTGATTTAGAGGAGTTTTTAGTAAAACCATCTTCGGCAGAATATATTCGTAGAGAAGTTATATTAGCTGAGGTTATAAGTGGAGATCCAAATAAGTTAATAGGTCAAACAATCACTAAATCTACTGATCCTGAGACAAAGGCATCTATATCTGAAGTTGAGGTAGTTACTCGTAATAGAAAAACATATTATAAAATTGGTTTATTTGTAGGATTTAACGATAGAACTGGTATTCAGGGTACATTTACAATTCCCGGAAAAACAAAAGTTATAGGTAATGTATCTGTTGGATCTTCAGTAATTACAGTCGATTCTACAGTTGGATTTGGAACTACTGGTACAGTCATATCAGGTATTAATACAATTACATATACCGATAGAACAATCAATCAATTTTTAAATTGCACAGGTGTTTCTACAGCAATATCAACAACTGACGATTTGAGATCTGACGAAAATGTGTTTGGATATGAGGATGGTGATTTAACTAAAAAAGTTGAATTAAGAATTACTGGTGTATTATCAGATTTTGAATTATTACCTACGCAGGGATCAAGTGTTACTTCTGAAGGAGAAAGAATAGCTGTAAAAAATGTTGGTGAAGTTGTACCAAATCCTATAAGTGGTAAAACTAAAAAAGAAGTATGGTTTAACTCATGGATATACAATACATCATGTTCTTTTGATATTGACAAAATAAGTGGATCAACATTTACTCTTAAATCGGATTTTGATAAATCTAATCTTAAGGAAGGAGATATTGTACAGATAATTAGAAAAGGTACAAATATAGTAGATGTTGATAATGCTACAATTCAAACCATTACCGTAACATCCACATCTAATCAATTATTTTTAAACGGTATTGGTGGATTTACACCAACCACTGGAATAAATTATTTTTTAAGAAGAAAATTAAAATTAGCAACAAGTAGCACATCAGAATTGCAATTTGGTAATGATGTAATTACTTCTAATGTTCAAAATACATATAATTTAAATGATACAGATTTTTATGTGGCATCTTCATCTATGCCAGCATATGATATTACAGAAACTGTTGATAAAAGCACTATTTCTCAAGCAAATGGTACTAGATTGCAAGGATTTAGTAATGTAACTCAAAAATACTCAATTATATCATTCCCATCTGATGTTCCATTTATCACAGGTGACGCAGTATTTTACAAACCCGAAACAACTCGTATATCTGAACTTACTGAAGATGTTTATTATGTAAAAGTTTTATCTGATAAAAAACAAATAAAATTATATTCATCAAGATCATTTATTGTTATTGATGATAATTTAGAATTTACAGCATTACCAGATGGTAGTGGAAAACAAACTTTTGTATTGTTAAGACATAAAAATGAGCAAATTGGTGTACAAAAAATACTTAAAAAGTTTCCTGTTGAACCAAACATTAAATCCGGTAAATCCACTAAAACAAATCCCGGTGCAACTGGAATTTTAGTTAATGGTGTTGAGATAATAAACTATAAATCTGATGATAAAATTTTTAGTGGCCCGTTATCAAGTGTTAAATTGTTAAATGGTGGTTCAAATTTTGATGTAATTAATTTACCGAAAATAGTAATCCCTCCAGTTGGATCGGGAACCACTGCACTTGTTCAACCTGTTGTATCTGGATCTCTAAAAGAAGTTTTAGTTGATCAACAAAATTTTGATATTGAAAAAGTTTTATCAATCACATTAACTGGTGGTGGTGGATCTGGTGCAATTTTAAGACCTATAGTTACTAAAAGAGTAAGAGAAATATCTTTTGATGCAAGACAATCCACGATTGGTGGTGGTGTAGATATTAATCATGATAGAATTATTATTAATGGTGCACATAACCTGTTAAGTGGTGAACCACTAGTCTATGATAATAATGAAAATTTACCATTAGGTGTATCAACCATAGTAGCTGGTATTCATACATCGAATAATGCTGATCAAAATAGATTTCTATCTAATGGATCAGTATACTATCCAGAAGTTATTGGTATTAGTTCAATAAGATTATTTGAAAGTTTTAGTGATTACAATGCTGGTGTTAATACTGTGGGATTCACCACTGTCAATACACAGGGAACTCATAAATTTAAATTATTAAATGAAAAAAATCATCTAAGATCAGTTGTTGTTGAAAATCCCGGATCAGATTATATAAATCGTAAGTTGATTGTTAAACCATCTGCAATATCAACCATTGAAAATACAATTACATTTGCTAATCATGGATTTGTAAGTGGTGACACTATTGAATATAATTTTGTTGGTGGTGGATCAATAATATCAGGATTAAGTACATCAAGTCAGTACAAAGTTATCAAACTTGATAATAATTCTTTTAGATTAGCAAGCACACTAAACAATGACTATGAAAGAAATGATTATGTTAAATTTACTTCAACAGGAACTGGATTGCAAGAGTTTGCATTCCCTCCAATAATTTTAACAGTAAATGCAGTTTATTCACCAGTTTCTATCGCATTAACTGAATCACTAGTTGTAACACCGATAGTAAGAGGGTCAATCGTAGATAATTATCTTTATGAAGGAGGAACAAATTATGGTTCCGATATTTTGAATTTTGAGAAAAAACCAAGCGTAAGAATACAGAATGGTAAGGAAGCTGAGATAAATGTAGTTACTTCTAATGGAAAAATTATTGCAACAGATGTCAGATTTGGGGGTAGTGAATATTTTTCACCTCCAGATTTAGAGGTTGTTGGAATAGGATCAGGAATAGGTGGAAGGTTAAGACCAGTAGTTGAAAATGGTAAAATTACTGATGTAAAAATTGTAAATGCTGGTATTGGTTATACTACATCACCTCAGATAATTGTTAAACCTGCTGGTGTTGGTGAGATATTTGATCCTGCAGTGAGAAGTCTTACACTTAATAATCTAGAAAGGTTTGAAGATGAAATATTATTGCAAGAATCATTAACTAATTTGCAATATGCTGTTGTTGGATATAATACCTCAATTTACGGTGCTGAGTTAGGTGATACTGGTGGGGGACACTCTCCAATTATTGGATGGGCATATGATGGGAATCCAATTTATGGCCCTTATGGATTTACTGATCCAAAAGATTCAAACTCATCTATAAAATTATTAGATACTAGTTTTACTCTCGATACATCTAATATAGTAAATCGTCCATCTTCATTCTCCTCTGGATTTTTTGTAGAGGATTATAAATTTACTGATGATGGTGATTTAGATTCTAGTAATGGAAGATTTACTAAAACACCTGATTATCCAGATGGTGTTTATGCTTATTTTGTTGGTGTAACTACTGGTATTCAAGGAAACTTAATACCAAAATATCCTTACTTTATAGGTGATACCTACAGATCTGAACCAATAGAAGATAATTTCTTAATTAATCAATCTACATTTGATTTTAATGGTAATAATTTAATAAGAAATACACTTCCATATAAAGTTTCTGATGATTTTGCAGATAATGATTTCTTAATTGAATCAAATGAAATTGTTGAACAACAATCTATAGTTGAATCAGTTACAAGAGGTCAAGTTCAAGATTTTCAAATTGTTGAAGCAGGTAGTGATTACAAAGTTAATGATACTCTTAACTTTGATAATTTAAACTCCTCTGGTGGGGGAGCCAGTGCCCGTGTATCGCATGTTGAAGGAAAAACTATAAGTAGTGTCAATACAAGCGTAGAAACCTATACAAATGTCGTATATGTAAGGAAGAATGCAACACAAGTTAGTGCGTTTATATCAACATCGCATACATTATCTAATAATGATACAATCGCAGTTTCTGGATTATCTACGAGTGTTCCAAGATTAACAGATTCGCATAAAATTGGTGTTTCTTCGGAGAGAGTTGTATTATATAAGGAATTAGGAGCAAATGCCACTGCTGGTGTTGTTACAGACATTTATGTTTCTAAAATACCAGATGTGGTATCTGCAGGTAGCAGTATTGGTATTGGAACAGAGAGTTTATTAGTTTTAAATACATTCAATGAAAGAGGTATTTTAAGAGTAAAGAGAGGTGTTGTAGGTGCTGCTCACACGCTTTCCACACCTGTGTTTACAGTGCCAGATAGTTTTGATATAGATCTTGTCACCTCACCATTTGAATCTAAAGTAAATGATATTGTTTTCTTCAATCCAGAGGAGCAAGTTGGTGTAGGTACAACTGCAGGAGTTGCAATTGGCCTAGCAAAATCATTTACTACAGGTGAAAGATCAAAAGTAATTTCTGTTCCATCAAAAAGTATATTCATACCCAATCACCCATTTACTAATAATCAAGAAGTCATATTCAAAAAACCAACAAGTGCAAATGCAATATCCTGCGGAACAGGAACAACAACTTCTGTAGCTGCCAGTTTTAATTTACCATTAACTGGAGACAGTCAAACTGTATTCATTAAAAATATTTCAAAAGATTTAATTGGTATTTCAACAACAAGAGGTGGAGATACAATATTCTTTAAGAATGATGGAACAGACAGTTTTGAATATTCCATAGAATCAAACTTTACTCAAGTCTTAGGTAAGGCACAAAAAATCACTGCACATGTAGCAGTGTCAACATCACATAATCTTGCTAATGGTAATACAATAGACTTGACACTAGACTCTAATATTTCTGGTGGTACAGGTGTATCTACCTCAGTGATAGTTAAGTATTCTGCTGCAGAAGACAAAATCTTAATTAATACTGTCCCTCTTGCACAAACAAATATAGGAAATGATAGTATTTTCTTAGCGGATCATGGATATAAAACAGGACAAAAAGTATTTTATGACGGTAAAACTACTACTGCTACTGGATTATCTACAGGAACATACTTTGTTTATAGATTAGATGACAATACTTTCCAATTAGCAGAGACAAAATATGATGTAGATAATGAACCACCAAAGGTTGTTGGCATTACAACTAATACTGGTGGATCGTCTCAAGAATTATCATTAATAAATCCACCATTGTCAATCATTAAAAATAATGATTTGGTATTTTATGTTTCAGATTCCTCTTTATCAGGATATAATTTTAATTTATACTATGACTCTGATTTTAATAATGAATTTGTATCTACAGGATCTACATCATCATTTGTAGTATTGAAAGAAGGAAGTGTTGGTGTTGGCACAACATCAAAAATTACACTTAAATATTCTGATTCAAATCCAACAAACCTTTTCTACGCTATTGAAAAATCTGGATTTATAAGCACCAGTGATCCTGATGTTAATAATGGGTCAAAACTCACATATATTGATAGTGATTATGAGGGATCTTTTTCAGTGTTTGGAGTAGGAACTACATCATTCAATTTATCTTTAAATAAAATTCCTGAAAGATTATCTTATACATCCTCACAAACAGATAAGTTATCATACATTACTAATTCCCCATTAGCAAGTGGTGGTGTAGGAAAGATTTTATTAACATCTGCAGGTCTAGGATATAAAAATATTCCCGGTATTTCTAGTATTACATCTGTAAACGGTATCAATGCGAAAATACTATGTTTATCTGATAATATTAATAAGATAAATCAAGTTAGAATATTAGATCCCGGTTTTGAATATCATTCAGATAAAACACTAAGACCTGATGCTCGTATATCACCAACTATAACTTTAATCAATTCTGATGTTATCGGAAAAATTGAAGTGGTTTCTGGTGGTAAAAATTATATTTCTGCTCCAGATTTAGTTGTAGTTGATCCTGAGACTGGTCTTCTTACTGATCAGGGTGTAATTGAATTGGAATTATCATCTAGTTCAATATCTGAAGTGAATGTAATTAGTTCTCCAAAGGGATTAAAACCGATCGAGCAAAGAATACGAACAATTAATAACTCAAATGGTATATCAATATCACAAGTTGTTGGAATGTCAACTACAAGCACTGTCGGTGTAGTTACATGTACACTAGTGACTCCTGTAGCTGGATTTACCACATCTGTATTTGAAGTTGGTGAACAAATTTTCGTAGAAGGTATTCAACTAGAATCATCCACAGGATCGGGTTATAACTCCACAGATCATGGATTTAATTTCTTCACGGTTACATCATATACTAATACAAACCCAGCCGTTGTAAAATTTGACTTAACAGGAATTACAACATCACCCATTGGAATTGCCAAGACAACTCAAAGTAACTATGCAACAATAACAAAATTTAGTGATTATCCATCATTTAGAACGATTCAAGCATCTGCACAATTCAAAGCAGGTGAGAGACTTGCTGTCAAAATCGGGAATAATTTTGTTATAACAGATCTTACAGTTTTTGAAAACAACCCAAATGAGTTTATTAGAATTAGTGGTAAATTTGAATTAAATATTGGTAATCAAATAAGGGGAGAAATCACAGGTACTGTAGCGACTATTAATTCAATTGATGTAAATCGTGGTCGGTTCAATATAGATTTTTCACTTAAACAAAATCGTGGATGGGATACGGAGACAGGTAAACTTAGTGAAGATTATCAAGTTTTAGCTGATAATGATTACTATCAAAATTTATCATATACAATACAAAGTCCTATACCTTACACAGATCTCATTGACCCAGTAAATAGATTATTACATACAACAGGTCTTAAGAATTTTTCAGATACTGGTATTACATCAACTGCAGTATCTGGCATATCATCGATTTCTAATTTAGTTTTATCAAGAGACTTAATTACTGAACAACGAGTTGATACTATCAATAATTTTGATTTAGTAATTGATACGGATACTCTTGATAGTGGGGCAAAATCAAAGTTTTTAAAATTTAAAAATAAAAAACTTGCAAGTTATATTGAATGTAGAACTAATCGTGTAATCGAAATTGATGATATTAGTTCTCAATTTTCAAATGCAGAGAGCACAAATAACAATCGAATTGACATACCATTAACTGAAGACTATACAAGTTATATCGTTCAAACTAAAAATATATCTACAAATGAAGTAAGACTAGATGAGGTTGTTGTATTTAAAGACTCAACTGATACATTTACATTTGAAAAGAATAGTTTAGGTATAGGTACAGATAGAATAGTTGAAATTGTAGGATTCACAGAATCCACAACAGGTGATACAACACTTAGAATTACACCAAACGATCCGTTCAATGATGATTTAGATATCAAAGTATATGAAAACAGATTTAACAGTACTTTGTCTGGTGTAGGAACTCAGGCTGTTGGATTTATCAATCTCATAGGTGTAAGCACGAATGTTGGTGCAGCAGTTACAACAAGTGTATTATCTGCACCTGTAGGATTCACATCTGCTTTCTATGCAACTGTAGAAGTTAAAGATACAGTAACAAGTGAGAAAAATTTAGTAGACATTTATGTTACTCAAGATGGAACTGATTCATACTTCACAGAATATTATGTTGATAGTGGAGATATAGCAAACTTCTCATCTAATTTTATAGGAACATTTACATCAAACTTACAATCTAATATTTTATCTCTTGATTTTAACAACACAGGTATAAACACTGTAAATGTTCGTGCTAAGGCTGTCGGATTTGGAACAACAACTGCAGGAACTGGAACTTACAGATTTAAAGATGCAACACAACTTGCAGGATCAGAGAGGTCTGTTAATTTACAATCAAATTATAAGAGGGTAAGTGCATTATCTACTATTGTTGGAGTTGATTCAAACAAATATAATGCAATCAAGAGTATTGTCAAAGTTTCTAAGGGAACAACACATGCAATGCATCAAGTCATTGCAATGCATGATGGCACTAGCACATCCACAGTTCACTATCCTTTCATATCAATAGGAAGCACTGCAGGTATTGGTACATTTATCGCAAGTTTCTCTGGATCTAACTTTAACTTAAGATTTAATCCAGATAGTGGATTTAGTGATGTAGAGGTTCAAGCATATAGTGAATTATTCTATGAAGATATTGACATATTCAATGTTCCCCCAGATTTAATATATGGTAGAGTAAGTGAATCTGTTAAAGTTAGACAATATAATGCTGTCAATGGTGATCGTGCAAATAAAAAAGAATTTGAATTAAAACATGATGGAGTTCCAATATTTTCAAAACAATTCAGACCTACTGATACATCAACTTTAAATCCAGTTACTGGTGTATTTACAATCACTGATCATTTCTTTAGAACAGGTGAAAAATTAAAATATACACCTAAGAGTTCATTTATTGGTGTTGCAGCTACTGCAATGACGACTGCACATAGTTCAGATGTTCCAACAGATGTATTTGCTATTCGTTTAACAAAAGATACATTTAAATTAGCATCCAGTAAATCAAACGCTAATGCTGGAACAGGTGTTACCTTTGTATCTTTAGGATCAGGAAACATTCATCAGTTGGAAATGACTAAAAAGTTAGAAAAAACTGTTATTGATATTGATGGACTAATTCAATCCCCAATCGCGTTCACACCAGTAAATACAACTGTAACAAATAATGTCGGTGGTAATATATCATCTACATCCACAGTATTCAGTGTTGCCGGAATATCTTCTATTATTGAGGGTGATATATTAGAGGTTGGCACTGAGTTGATGAAGGTATCGTCTGTAGGTGTTGGTACAACATCTGTTGGCCCAATATCAGGCAGTGGTGCAATCAATTTAGTTGGAGTAGAGAGAGGATCACTAGGAAGCACAGCAGCGACTCACTCTGATAGTGATGCAATCCGTAAGTTCACAGGGTCATTTAATATAGTGGATAGTAAGATATTCTTTACTGATGCACCCAAAGGCACTAATAATGTAGAAAGAAATCAATCTAACTTAGAGTTCCCTCGTTCAGAATTTAATGGAAGAGTATATTTAAGAAATGATTACTCTAACAATAGAATATTTGATGATATTTCTGATGGATTTACTGGTATTGGTGCAACTCATAGAATGTTAGTCGCTGGTGTGAACACAACTGGAATACAAACTGGAAGTAGTATTGTTCTCCTTAATGGTATATTTCAAAAACCAACAACTGCAAATAACAGTGGAAATAATTATGGATTTGTTGCACCATCAGCAAGTGCTACAAATATTGTATTTACCGGTATCACATCTGCAAATGGAAGTAAGATCGTTAGCCAGTCTGATATTAATCTGAATCAACTACCTAGAGGTGGAGTGATTGTATCATTAGGATCAACAGGTGGACAAGGAATTGCACCTCTCGTTGGTGCAGCAGTTACTGTAGTCAAGAATGACGCAGGACAAATTACAGGAGTTGGTATAGGGACTACAGATGTTCATGGATCTGGATATCGTGGAACTGTAGCAATAGGTATTACTGACCATGCATATGAGCATCGTTTTGAAAGTGCTGGAATAGGTTCAATAAAAACACAAGCAGGTGCTGCAAACATCTTTAACGGAACTGCTAGAACTGCAACAAACGCAGTTTATACATCACATACTGGTTTCCTAGAGATAACTATTGCAAATCATGGATTATCTGTAGGTAATCATGTAGG